TTCGCTCGCAACATGGTTGTCTCAACAGGACAATGGTCTAACATCATGTCATTGAACGATGCAGGTCGCCCAATTTACACAGCATCACAGCCAATGAACGCTGGCGGTCAAGTATCACCAACATCATTGACAGGTAATGTTGCAGGACTCAACCTATATGTTGATCCAACAAACGCTGGCGATGGCGATGGAACTATCCTAATCGTGAACCCAGATGCATACACATGGTACGAGTCACCAACATACCGCTTGCGTGCAGAATCAACAGCTAACGGATCAGTAACAGTTGGTTACTACGGATTCGGTGCAATCGCAACTAAGGTTGCAGCTGGCGCATTCAAGAACAACAAGCAGTAAAAACTCACTAAGTCACTCTGAGGGGTAGTAGCCCTCTACCCCTCAGAGTCTTAAGAAAGGATCATCATGGCACTTACAACAGTCGCAGAACTCCGTGCAACACTCGGAGTCGGTACTTTGTATCCAGATGCAACCCTTCAAGAGGTCTGTGATGCAACGGATGTAGTCCTTTTGCCTATGCTTTGGCAGAACGAGCTTTACAACACGCATCAAAGCCTTACAAACAATGTGGCAACTCTTTACTTTGGTCAAGAGATTTCTAAAGATTTCTATGTAGGACAAAGCATAATTATTACTAAAAACGGAAGCCCATACAACGGCACTAAGACAATCACTGCCATCGGTTCGGGCTCACTTTCATATTCTGCAACTGGAGCAGATCAAGGCACTCATGCCGTCCAGCCTTTTGGAATTGTTGCAGGAACAGTTACTGACTATGCAACTGACACAGCAGTTCAGCAAGCAGCTTTGATGATATCTGTTGAAATCTGGCAAGCGCGTACAGCCACTCTCTCAGGCAGTAACGCTGTAGATTTCCAGCCAAGCCCTTACCGAATGAGCGCACAGCTTCTCGCTAAGGTGCGAGGATTGATCGCGCACTGCTTATCACCTAACTCGATGGTGGGCTGATGCCTGTTGCCGTCACGACTCTTAGAACGACACTAGCAACTGCCCTAGTAGATAACTCGAAATGGCAGACTTTCGCGTTCCCGCCAAGCACCGTATTAGCCAATAGCGTGATCGTGTCTCCAGATGATCCTTATTTGACACCTAGTAACAATCAGCACATCACTATTAGCCCAATGGCTAACTTTAAGATCATGATGACTGTGCCATTGTTTGACAATGAAGGAAATCTTAACGGCATTGAAGATACTGTTTGTAGCGTGTTCGCAAAGCTCGCAGCATCCTCTTTGACCTATAATGTAGGTGCAGTAAGCGCACCAAGTATTCTCAATGTTGCAAGCGGGGAACTGCTCAGCTGCGAGATGTCCGTATCAATCCTAACGAGTTGGAGCTAAACATGTCCGAGTGGGAACAAGAAAACGCTGACTTCCTGAAGAAAATCGGGCAAGTAAGCACACCAGCACCAAAGCCAGCACCTACTAAGAAAGACGAGGAATAATCTCATGGCTGTATTTCTAAATAACAAGGTCGGCGTGAAGATTAACACTGTTGATCTTTCTGACCATGTAACATCAATCACTCTTAACCGCACATTCGATGAACTCGAAGTTACTGCAATGGGCGATTCTTCACACAAGTTCGTTAAGGGCTTGGAAGCATCAACTGTAACAATCGATTTCCTAAATGACACAGCATCAGCGAATGTATTGGCAACACTACAAGCTGCATGGGGTACAACAGTCACATGTGTATTTCTACAGGAAAAGGGAACAGCAGTATCTGCTACTAACCCTCTTTACACAGTGTCACTTCTAGTGAACAACACAACAGACATCAATGGTGCTGTTGGCGATATGTCCACACAGTCAATCACATTCACTGCTAACTCAACAGTTGCAGTAGCCACAACAGGCACATTCTAAACAAACTATAAAGGGGCAAACTCATGGCAAAACTAAAGATAGTTCGTACAGATGGAAGCGTACTAGAAGGCGAGATCACTCCAGCAGTGGAGTACTCATTTGAGCAGTACGCTAAAAAGGGCTTCCATAAGGCGTTTCGCGATGAAGAAAAGCAGAGCGATGTCTATTGGTTAGCATGGGAAGTAACACGCAGGTCAGGTGAAACTGTTAAGCCTTTTGGGATCGAGTTTATTGAGACACTTAAGAGTGTCGAGGTTCTAGACTCAGACCCTTTAGCTTAAAGCGCGATCTTCCATTCACCTATCTAATTGCTAGGCTAAGCATTAGATTGGGGATTGCGCCACAGCAGTTATTAGATCTAGATAAGACTATGCTCGATGCACTAGTGCAAGGGCTCAAGGATGAAGCGAAAGAGGTGAGCGATGCCAACAGAGGTAGTAGGCGCGGTCGCCCTTAAAAAAGCCCTGAACAAATACGCTCCTGATCTAGCAAAAGAATTAAACAAAGAGCTCGGTGCAGTGCTTAAACCTATTGTTAATGAGGCTAGATCTTATGTGCCACTGACATCGCCAATGTCTGGCTGGACTAAGCGCGAGACATCTAAAGGTGGTCGCTTTCCTAAATATGATTCAGCTGAGATCCGTAGAGGCATCGTCTATAAAACTTCAGCATCAAAACCTAATCGCGCAGGTTTTGTTAATGCAATACGCATTCAGAATAAATCTATGCAAGGTGCGATCTTTGAGACTGCTGGTCGTAAAAATGGTCAAGGTCAGGATTGGGTTGGCCCTAAAGCAGGTGGAGCATCTAAAGGTGTTTCACGCTCTAACAATCCTTATGCAGGTAATCAGTTCATCTCTAACTTAGGTCAACTATATGGCCCTAATCGCCGTGGTGATCATCGCATGATGGGTCGCTTAATATTTAGAGCATGGGCTAAGACACAAGGTCGAGCCAATGCAGCAGTCTTTAAGTCAATTGAAAACACCACACAGAAATTTAATCGCAGAACAGCCATCGTAGATGTCAGGAGAGCCGCATGAGTAATGTAGCCATCAATATTGCCGCAGAATTCACCGGCAAAAAGGCTTTTAAGCAAGCAGAGACTTCTACAGATAAACTAAATAAGAGTGTTAAAAAATTAGCAGGTGGCTTGCTTCTAGCATTCGGTACTAAGCAAATTGTTGCGTTCGGCAAGGCATCTGTTAAAGCCTTTGTAGAAGATGAAAAAGCAGCGGCTTCATTAGGACAAACTCTTAAAAATCTAAATCTTGCATACGGCTCAAACATTGGCACAGTCAATGGCTTTATCTCTCGTCTTGAAATACAAACAGGCGTGCTAGATGATGAGCTTCGTCCAGCAATGGATCGCTTGCTTCGTGCCACAGGTTCGGTTACTAAAGCGCAAGAGTTACTAAGTTTAGCTCTAGATATTGCAGCAGGTACAGGAAAGAGTGTCACCCAAGTATCGCAATCTTTACAGAAAGCCTATCTAGGCCAGACACAGGCACTTGGTCGCTTGGGTGTTGGTCTATCCAAAGCAGAGCTAGAATCATCATCTTTTGCTACCATCCAAGAGCGTCTAAATGTTTTATTCGCTGGACAAGCAGCAACCGCAGCCGATACTTATGCAGGTTCGCTTGCTAAATTAACCATTGCTGGAAACAATGCTAAAGAGACTATTGGTAAAGGTCTAGTCGATGCTTTTATCACCATTACAAATTCATCCTCTGTTGATGATCTAATCACCAAGATCGATGCAGCAGCAGAATCGATTGCTAACTTTGTTCGTGAAACAGGCGAATTTATTAAGATTACCAAGTCCATATTTAAGTTTGAGTTATTCGCCACAGATCCAAACGCATTTCAGGGCATGGGCAATATCTCGACAAGCAAATCTTCACAGGATACTCAAAGAGCAGATGCTATTGCAAAGAAAAATGCTATGGCAATTACAAAACTAACAAAAGAGCAAGCTGCTAATCAAGCCAAGATCTTAAAAGACAAGAAGTTACAGGCAGCAATCGATAAGGCCAATCTTGCCCTTAACAAGGGTCAAGAAATCTTTGACATGGACAAGATTCAGATTGCGGCAGCTCTTACTAATCAGGCTGAGCAATTAGGCAAAGCAACTAGCCAATCTCAGATTCTTCAGATTGCTAACGATACTGCTCGCCTAAATGTAAAGCAGTCAATCCTTGCATTAGAAGATGCTATTGCTGCTAAGGATGAAGCAGCCATTATTGCTGCAACCAATAAACTCAATGCAGACCTCAAAGTGTTAGGCGCATTGAGTATGCAAAATGTAAAACTGGCGGATATCAAGTCTATTCTTGACAGTCTTAAGCCAGCGGATTTAGTCAATCTGACTAATCTTGATGCAGCTTTAGCCAAGATTCAAGAAATGCTCAAATTGCTTGCAATGGCTAACACTCAAGCAAAAGCAGCATTACCAACCAGTGCAGCTCTAGGTTCTGGAATTCCTTCAGGCGATTACATCGCGCCGATTTCGACAACAGGCGGATCTATCGAAGCTATTCTTGAATACGCAGAAGCTGCAAGTGCTCGCGCTAACGCGTTTGCAGACTTACTGGATATGGAAAACGCATCTGCTGCAAGTTCAATGGCTTCATCTATCGATCTTGAAAGCATCGCTCGATCATCCCTGCTGCAAGGTTTAGCAGGTGGAGCAGGTGTATCAGGTGCGGTAAGTGGATCACGCTATGCAGCACAGGCTGCCAATGCATATAACATCACAATTCAAGCTGGAATCGGTGATCCAGAGGCTATCGCTAGAGCTGTGGAAGATGTAGTTCGTCAATCTTATCAGCGCGGTACAAGTGCAACAGGACTTCTAGCAGTATGACATGGCTTCCAGAATGGCGCATTACTGTAGGAACTAATGTTTATACCAATGTCACAGGTGTAAATCTCACCACAGGTCGCATTGACATCGATCGCCAATGCCAAGCAGGTTATGCTCGCATGGATATCATTAATACAACCAATGCCCTCTTTGACATCGATGTTACAGATTCCCTTACATTAGAGCTTAAGGACAGTGGTGGCACATATGTGCCTGTATTCGGTGGTACAGTCTCAGACTTCTCAACCTCGGTCAGAAGCCCAGAGGAATCAGGATTTGTGACTTTAGGGTCAATCCTTGCAGTGGGTGCTTTGGCTAAACTGCCTAAGGCGATCTACACAGATTCTGTAGCTCATGACCTTGATGGCGAACAGATCCGCATCATTCTGTCAGAGCTTCTAGTCAATGAGTGGATTGAAGTAGCACCTGCCTTGACTTGGGCAACCTATGACCCAACTACTACATGGGCTAATGCTGAGAATGTCGGATTGGGTGAGATTGATTCTGGTCTTTATCAGATGGACAACCTCAGTGCAGCAGATCGCAACACTCAGACCTTAGTTCAGCAGATAGCGGACAGCGCACTCGGAACGCTTTACGAGGACAAGCAGGGTCGCATCTCATATGCCGATGCGGATCATAGAAGTAACTATTTAGCAGCTAATGGCTCTACACAATTAGATGGCAACTATGCTTCCCCTGCTAGCGTTAAGTCAATCCTACAGATCGGCAAGATCCGCAACAGCGAAATTGTTCGCTATGGCAATGACTACGGCAGCACTTACTCAGCCACAGACGATGCTTCTATCACTACCTATGGTCGCTACCAAAGAACATTCGATTCCAATATTCGCTTTCTTGCAGATATCGAGGACATTGTAGAGCGAGACCTAGCCTTGCGCTCAACGCCTAGAACACAGCTTGACCAGATCACTTTTAGGCTTGACAATCCCAACATGCCATCTGCCCAACTAGATGACCTTATCAACCTTTTTTTTGGTGAGCCAGTAGTTATCACTAATCTACCCTTCAACATGTTCGAGGGGTACTTCTCAGGCTTTGTAGAGGGCATCTCAATGAGAGCCACTCCAACCTTTGTGGACATGACTATCTATGTCTCACCAACAGACTTTTCTCTAATTGCTCCAACATGGGCAACAGTACTTCCAACTAACACCATCTGGAGTGGCGTAAATGGTACACTAGAATGGTCTCAAGCGATCGGAGCTCTAACCTAATGGCAACAACAACCCCTAATTTTGGTTGGGCAGTACCAACCAGTACTGACCTAGTCAAGGATGGCGCAGTAGCCATTGAGACGCTAGGCGATTCTATCGATGCTTCACTTGTCGATCTCAAAGGTGGCACTACTGGTCAAGTGCTTACTAAAGCATCTAACACAGACATGGACTTTTCATGGGTAGCAGATGCCACAGGTATCCCAGCAACAATTTTTGATGCTAAGGGTGACATCATCGCTGCAACAGCAGCAGACACAGCCTCACGCTTAGCAGTAGGT